TCTGCCATGATCTCAGGATGATCTTCTGCTCTGGCAACGGTCCAGCCTTCACGGAGGCGCATGGACACGTTCGAGGGGTCAGCTTCACCACGAATAGATTTACGAACCCAGCGAAACACCCAGTCAGCACTGGGGGTGGGTTCAGGCAACAACGAGGGCGGTTTCCAGGTTTCGGTGCGCGATTGAGATTCGCGGGTTTCCAACTCACGGTTCGGCTTCATGCTATTCCATCTCCTTCTGCTGCTTCAGTAGTTCTTTTGCGTACTGCTGGGGGGTGATGCCCAGGCGCTTGGCGACGGCGAGAGCCGACTCGGTAAGTTGGACTTTGGTGCGGGTCTGACCACTAGGCGTGCGAGACGAGCTAATGACGACTCCGTTCTTGGGTTTTGCGGGTGCTGGGGTGGCAGGCTTCTCGCTCTGCGTTCCAGGAATGTTGTTCTTGAATTGATTCACAGCGCCGTCGATAGCCTCGTAATACTGGTCAGATTCAGGGTCAACACCAGCGGAGACCAACTTGCTGTGAATATCAATCGCGTATCCAGTGAGCGCCATGTCCTGTCCGAACCAAGGATTACGCTCTTTCCACAACACAGCCTTGGCGGATACCTGTGATGCCTGAGATTGGGGTGCAGGCTGAGGAGGCACATACGCTTGCTGTGTTTCCTGTGGCTGTAAATAGCTTACACCTGAAGAGGGAGGCGGGGTGTAGGACTCAAGCGCACGCTTTTCGTTGGCAAGTACGGCGATCTTCTCCTGCGCCGATGCCATCTTCTCCGTGTCGCCAGCCTCGTAAGCCTCACGCAGTTCCTTCTTCGCGGCATCAAGGTCGGAACCCTTCTGTTTCACCGTAGTGTGGATAAGCGCCCGCTGGCTTGCCTCGTTCTGCTGGCGGAATAGCTCAACCTGCTGTTGAAGCGCAGCAGCGTACGTCAGCGCCTCCTGTTGCTCACGGTAGGCCTTCTCTTTCTGTCGGCGCTCCTCGTGGAACTCATACTTCAGGCGCTTGATTCTCTTCTGAACGCCCTCGGAGTAGCTCTTCAGCTCATCTTCTTCGCTTTGCGGGGCTACTGCCCTGCTTTCATCACGAGGAGGACGACGATCCTCGGGAGGAGTGTCGTCAATCACCTCGATATCAAGTTCCTCCTCCTCTTTGGCAGGAGATTCCTTGGGTTCTTCCTGAGCGCCAGGGATGATGAGGTCAGATTCCATGTATTCTTCAGGCATCAGACCCTCTCCACACTGTCAGGGTTGGGAACAACAGCCTCAGGGGTGTCGTCGTTGATGAGACGGTACTCGTCGCCGTCGATTTTCATGCGAGTGCCGGAATAACTACGAAGAATGATGTGATCACCAACAGAACACCACGGCCCATTGGGGAATCTGACCGGATCTTTGTAGCAATCAGACCCAATAGCGAGTACCTGGGCGATAAGAGAGGCGGTGTTCTCATCCTGCTTGGTCTGATCAGGGAGATACAGCCCGCTTTTGGTCTTTTCCTCGACAACTTTACGCATCTTGACGAGGATCTTGTAGCCAACCGGGGTTGGTAGTGTATTCATGTTGTCCTTTTTGCGCTAGAGCAGCGTTTGCGTCAGTCCTCTTCAACTTGCTGGACAAGCTTGTCCCAGATTTCCTGAAATTCTTGTCGTGCTTGCTGGAGTCCTGCGAGTTTTCCAACCATCATTTTGTATTCGGCGTAGTCACCGCACGAACCAGAGACGAGATGGGTGGCGTTCGTCTCCGTAAGCTCGTCAATCCTCTTGAAGAACCTAGACCGTAGGTCCAACATTGCCTCCCATGGAGTCCATCCGGGCTAAGATCTCTGCAATCTTCGCCTTTGCCATGTCGTTTTCGGTCTGGATTCGCTGCATTTCAGCCTGAATCCTGGCTTCAGACTCCTGGCGGTCCTTCTGTAGACGCTGAACTTCAAGTTGCAGGCGCTGGTTGTCCAGTGCCAGTTCACTTTGAGACTGCTGGGCGCGTTGTGCAGCAGCCTGTTGAGCCACTTGGGCCTGAGATTGAATCCTGGCGCTCTCCAACTGAGCCTTTGTCTGGTTCTTGACGACTTCAAGCTGGGCTTTCTGCTGCGATTCCTGCGCCTTCATCTGCAACTCAGCCTGCTTGATCTGCAATTCAGCCTGCTGAAGCTGCATAACGGGGTCCTGAGCCTGCTGCTGGAATTGCTGTTGCTGCTGTTGAGCCTGCGCCTGCTGTAAAAGCATCTGCGAAGCGTCAGCAATTGCCTTGGAAAGATTGGATTCAATGTCCCCAGGCATAGGTTCTCCCGGTGCAGGAAGCGGGATACCCAACTTCTGCTCGATCTGGGCGCGATATGCAAAGCCTACATGCTCTGCAATGTGCGCCATGAACGCAGCGAAGATAGCGTTTGCCTGAGGATTCTGTCCCAAACTCTGCTGAACCGCTGGATTCTGCACATAAGCCATATGCGCCTTGATGTGAGAATCGTGGTCCTGCACTTGGTAAGCCTTAGCAGGCTTCATGTTGGTGATGTTCAGGTTCTCCGAGATGGGGTCGAGGAGTGGAGCATCGACCTTCTCAGGGATAATCTTCTTCACATCCTTAACACCCAGGACTTCCAGCATCTTCCGATGCAACTCAGGCAGGTCGTAGAACTGCGGCGCTTGAGCGGCGAGTTGGATTGCAGCCTGATACTGCATCACTCGCTGCGACATCGTGGCCGCATTCGGATCGGACACAGGGATCACATCAATGCGGTCGTCAAAGTCGGCCCGCTTGTCCCCATTCATCCTTCCGAAGTCAATCTTGTATCGGTCGGATCCACTGTCACGGATCACCCGGACAAGGATCGCGAACTCATCCTGAAGCGAAGCATGGAGACGAGCTTGAATGGCGCTCATCACCTTCATCGCCCGCTCCATAATCGCCAGCGTGGTGCCTACAGGCGCTTGAGAATTGACATCCCCAATCTCAGCATCCGCGATAGAAGCGAGTCTGCGGCCATCCTCCACCACGTTCCCGAGGAGTTGGAACAGTGTCTGCGATGGCTCTTTATAAGGAAGAGGGTAAAGCGACCGAGCAATGTCCCCATTAGCGACATCGACATCTCTCCACTCGCCCGGCTGAATCGGGGAATCGTCCCCGGCGACACGCATGCCCTTAGCCTTCAGGCCACCAGGGAGGTTCGCAAGAGTGCCGGAATCAATCAACTGACGCAGGATGGCAGTAGAAGCCTTGGCATTAGCGCCGATCAGATGGATCAAGCCGTAGCCGTAAGCGCCGATGCCAGGGACGTAATTATAGGCCGAGAACCAGATCAGCTTGTTCTTCTTGGGATCGTCCTCGTCCCAGTTCCGGTAGACCGAGAGGACCTTGCCAGAGGTCTTGTCTACAGTGACGACATAAGGTAATGCAATGCCAGTAGCCCTACCATCATCGTCAGAATGCTCCAGGCCAGGAATATCGAGATCGATATGAGCCTCAAGAAGAGTAACGGATTCTTCGTCGCCCTGCTTGTACTCGTAGCTAACCTTGTCAATCTTGTCTTGAAGCTGAGAGTTGGAATCGTAGTCAGGCTGGATGTCAACATCGCGATAGAACCCAGTGTACTGTAGCTTCTTGACTTCGTTGATGTTCTTTGTGAGGACATGGATATACCTGCTGGCTGTCTTGAGAGACGTAGCGCCATACGGAATAATGAAGTCCTGCGCCGGAACATATTTGATATCCGGCATGTCCGTCAGCGGATCGAAGCAGATCTTCTTGAACGCAGAGCCGCACAGCGCCAGACCAAAGAGCATGCGCTCAGTCTCTGGACGGTAATCCTTCATCTCTTGGGTGAGCAGGTAGTTCAGGTCCGTCTGCATGCGGAGCGCCTGATCTTCCTTCTCCTCGTTGACCTCACCGACGATCTGCGTCTTCACAGGCCCAGAGGCCGGGAAGATTTCCATGATGGCGTTGGATTGGAAGCGAACAGCCGCCTCCATGATCATGTTGTGGTATAGCCCACAAGCGCCAGCCCAAGGCTTGTTCCGGTCCTCGGTCTTCACTCCGAGGTAGTCC